GATAATATGCTTCGTCACTTTACAGACGATTTAATCTATGTGTCTCCTAGAGTTGCTGTACCTGTAAAGAATATACATACTACACTAGGTAAAAAGACTATACAGTTTAATGCATATCAAAAAGAACTTGGTGATTTGATTGATGGTCAGATACTTGATGATGGCACAAGAGCATTGAATCCTGAGAATGCAAAAAATATTTTGCAGTATCAACGTAAAAGTGGTCTTACATTGCCACAACAAGTAGAGCAAAAAGTATTGGAGACAGCAGAGGGAAATGTAGTAGGACTGACACAGACAGAGTTTAAAGTTCTTGAACAAGAAATATCTTCTGAGTTGGCAATGGACTATCTTGGTGGGGTACAGTTGCGTTCAGGTGCACTAACAGCTATGAGAGCAGAAGCACCATTGGAAGCACGTACTGAGTTGTTTGCATCTGGTAAGAATGTTCCTTCTTTTGTGATTGGAGTAAAAGAACTAGATAATGCAATCCGTTTGGCAACACAGGATACAGCAGTTGGCAAAGCATATCTTTCTATTCGTAATACATTTTTTCCGATTACAGATGATCTTCCTGCATCATATCGAAAATTTCAAAATGAAATGTTACAGGCAGAACAAGCTGCTGTTGCACAGGTATCTGAAACATTGACTCGTGGTGCAGATGATCCAATGCATTTTGATAATGTATTGACAGATTATCTTCGTATGGATGAAGAGTTGGAGTTACAAAAGATAAAAGAAACAGCACGAACAGAAGAGGCATTGGGAAAGGTTACTCCTGAAACAAAACCTGATTTTTTAGGCAAAGAAATCAATAGCGAGAAGACAGCAGCACAACGTCAGACACAGCTACTTGCAGATAAGTATGGCCGAGATAATATAAATGAGTTTATGGAATCACAGGGCATTGAACCAACTTATGAAAACATTGTAGATAACATTGCATTTATTGAAGAGAACATGGATGTGGCCATGCGTCAGATACATTTGAAGAATCAATGGGTTACTGTGGTCAATGATTTTTTTCAGACTCCTGTAAAGGGTGGAGACACAGTAGAGTTTTCTTTAAAGCGACTGTGGATTAATGGATTGACTGACATCATACGCTTGGACAAGAATGCTCCATTTTGGTCAGATAACAATATAATGCCATTGACGATGGACAACTATCGAATAGTTATTGAAGAGCTGCGTAATCGTTATGAAGCATTGAAGGGTTATGGTCTTCGTGAAATCAAGATAAGGCCAGGAGCAGAACGCAAAGAAATGTTTGTTTTGCCTTTGTATAAACGAATGGTAGACATACAGCGTAAAGCAAACATGCAAAAAACTATTGATGATTTTTTACAAAATGAACCTGACTTGTTTGTCCAGCTTGGAAGAACATCACAGCAGGCAGTAGGTCTTGAATCAACACAGGCAATAGCAAATCAGTTGAGTACAGAAATTTTAAACATTACAAGCAGAGCAGTACAAGAAGGTTTTTTAACAGAGGATGCTGTTACTGTTGCATTGCATAATATACGACAAGCATTGTTTGATGGTATGATGGCTGACGTATGGAGAATGAGCGATAGAGGTACACAGGAAACATTCTTACAAAAGTATATGCTAAGAATGATAGAACAACAAACTCCTGTTATTGATAATATGGATGATTTTGTTTTGGATATGTATGCATCAGGAGTATTACAGAGCAATACGTTTAAAAAAGTAGAGGCAAAAGTACAAAAGATTATTGATGCAACACACAAAAATATTCAAGAGATAAAGACAGCAAGAGAACTTACAACAGAAGAAGCAAAGATAGTACAACAACTGGAAAATGATTTATATGTTGTTACTGATATGTTTAAAGATCAGTATCTTAATAACCTTACTTTTCGCAATGATGGAGTAATGGATGGATTGTTTACTAGTCAGATACGAGCAGTAAATGATTACATGAGCAGGTATGGAGTTACGTCAGAATCATTAGTTGATAGTATCAATAGACTTGCTCCACGTATTGATTACATGGGTAATAAAAACATTGCTCTTGTTTATGGCATTGAACATGAAAAAAATGTGCAAAAGATACTTGAAATGGCAAAGGATTCAAAGACAGTTCGTTTTTTAAAAGACTTACAAGAGGCTGCTGCGACATCCTATGCAGCAAGATATACTGGCCAGTACATGCTTGAAGTATTATCTGTAATGCGTAGATGGGCAATGGGTGAAATGCTTGGTGGTATTGTTATTCCATCCATGCGTTTTATTGGTATGAACGCTTTTACGAATCCTGTAATCTTTATGACAACGTTGCCAAGTAATATGCGAATCTCTACGCTTGCAGGTTTTACAGGCCATGCTGTTGGTTCGTTAGTAATGCAAGCTCCTGGAGTACAACGATTGACAACAAAGGCATTGGAAGTGCCGATAATACAAAATATTTTTGGTAAGGGTACGAAGTCTAATCGTTACAAGATTGCACCAGATAATGAGATTATTATTTCTAGAGCAGAGGGAGCAGTACGAGATTATACAGCAAAAGAACTACGAGATTTGTCTGAGTATTATGGTATTGAAAGTGGATATATTGATGCGCAGTTTCAGTCTGCACAGTTTAATAGGATACTTATTGGAGCAAAGAAAGATGCAAGTGGTTTTGTTCGTGAAGGATTATGGAATAAAGTAACAGACAATCTTTCTCCGAGTGGTGCAAACTACATGACTGAGTATTCACGTAATCAAGATGCACAGATGCGTAGGTTTGTATTTATAGATGCTCTTATGCAGGGTGATACACCTGCAATGGCAGCTAATAAGGCTAGTCGCAGTATTTTGGATTACAATCTTCTAAAAGGTGCAGAAGCAACAACAATCAAAAAATATATGTGGTTCTATTCTTTCATGCGAACAATGGGTACAGCTGTAATCAACTCAGTATATACAGCAATCAAGACAGGAAAAACTTCTGTACCATTAAAGTTTTTACAGATGCAGGACAGATTGAATCGTCAGACTATGCGTGATTATGAATCTGCTCAGAATGATACATTGGGCAGAGTATTTGGCATTTACATGGATACTGTGGATGGTACAGATATGTATGCTTCAGGCATGATGAATCCTCAGATACAGATGTTTGACATCATGTCTACAGCAGGAATGTATATGTTACATGCAGCAGATAAGTTGACTTCAGATGAACGTACAATGGAAGCAAAGTTGTATGAAGCAAGTCTGATCTATGCAGACTTGCCTGCTACAGGTGCTGCTATAGGAAAGAAGATAGCAAAGGGCAATCCTATAACAGAACTGCTTCTTGAAATGTGGGATGCAGAGAATGGAAGATGGAAGCCTATGCCTTCTGAGCTGGTATATGCAGCAGAAGAACAAGGCAAGCTACCTGAACTTAAGAAGACTTATGGACTAGTAGAGAGAAGACGTACTGCAGGCCGACCATTGAGTAGAGAAGGAGTGTATTATGATTTTCCCAAAGGAGAAGAAGGTAAACGTAAAGTACGTTTGTATTTAATGCATCGTCTATTGGGATTGACAGCAGCGAATCTTATTGCATATCCGATGGGGTATACAGCGGCACAGCCTAGAGGTATCAAAGAGTTTTGGCGAGGACAGATGTTTGCTGAAACAGATACAATGATACCGTCTCCTACAGGTGAAGGACAGATTCCTATAAAAGACAAGACAGCTTATTTAAAAAGTTTGAATAAAAACAATCTGAATGATATGTCAAGTGCATGGTTCATGGCATATTATACAGGTCTGTTAACTCCAACAAAAACACAATCTGTACAGCGTCAATGGGAATATGGTTTGAAAGCATTGGAACGTGATATAAAAGCAAAAGAGTAAATATGGAACACTATAAACTGGTAGAGTATTTTGATACTTCGGTAGGCACAGCTTTTCATGGTTTTGAGATTGTGCCTTCCAACATAGCGCTACGTTCTCTTCCTAGTTTATATGGTACATTGTCTGCTTTGACAATCTATGGTGACACCAATGCAGGTGCAAATAGTTTGACTGTGCGTATTACAGAGGATGCCAATGGAGATAGGTGCATTATTGGAGACACACAAGTTGGTTTGTGTGAGGGTATTACAACAAACACTAGCACATCATCTATTATAAGGATTGAGATTGATGTGGCAGATACATGGCCAACAAAGGTATGGGTAAAGACAGATACAGGTACTGTAAACATTCGTGAGATAAAAATCACTTGGAGGGTGTGATGGCAATCCCATGTAATGTAGATGCGTTTGGTTCTAGCTCCGGTACGTTTGGTTCTCTTGGTAAAGAGGTAGACTTATCGTCACAAATAGATGGTGTTTCACAAACTTTTGTGACTCCAGATGCGTTTAATACAAACACTTTGGTGGTATATTACAATGGAGTGAGACAAAGAACAGGGGTGGAAATCACTGTGGTCGATGCTCGAACGTTCACAACATCATTTGTACCTGAGACTGGAACTGTATTGGTCGCAGTGTACATTCCATTATAGGAGGCCACATGGCTATTCAACTCGTACGTAATCAGCTTATTGATGCCATTATTGACGTAAATAAACTGGACAATGGAGCAGTATCATACGCTAAGATTCTTTCTACAGACATTGAAACTGATCTTGCTGTATCTGCTTCTTCTTCTAAACTTGCTTCTGCTTCTGCAATCAAAAGCTATGTAGATGCACAAGTACCTGATTCTTTTTCAGGTGGTGATGGTATTGATATCAACACATCAGGTAATCCCGATGTTATTTCTGTTGATCTTGCGACTTCGTCTCCAGGTCTTTACTTTGATACAGCAAAACTTTCTGTACAAGTTAAAGCGGAGGCTGGAGGAACAATCAGTAAGGATGCCAATGGTCTTTACATTGCGAACTCTGCTATTTCAAATGCCAAACTTGCTAACTCTACTATTTCAGGTGTGGCACTTGGTAATAGCTTGGGAGCATTATCTAAGGCAACTAATGGTGGTATTGCAATGACTTCTTATGATGGTTCTGCTGCTGTCTCTGATTTGTCTTTGAACTTTGCTTCTCTTTTGTCTGTTACTGTTGATCCATCTGTTGACCAACTTGCTATTTTACATGATGATGATGGATCAACTAAGTTGGAATCTATTGTTGATTTTGTAAATGCAACAAAAGGCAATGGTTTGACTGCAAGCAATGGTGTTGCATCTGTACTTGCTGATGGCTCTACTCTTTCTGTAAGTGCAAGTGGTGTGAAGGTTGCCGATAGTGGAATCGGTTCTACACAGATTGCTAACTCTGCTGTTACTCCTGTAAAGGTTTCTTTTGGAACACAGGTTGACAACTTTACTGGAAACGGAAGTGCTACTACTTTTGATTTGGCTGTTGCACTTGAATCTAACTTTACTGTTATTCTTCTTTTCCGTAATGGTGTTGCTCTTCAACAAGTACAATCTGCTCCAAGCGGTGTTGATCAGTTTACTGTATCTGCAACTGGTGGAGCTGGTGGTGTTGGACGAATCACAATGGGTGCAGCTCCAACTTCTTCCGATTTTCTTGTAGCGTTCTACGTTGCTTAATAAATAGTAATGTGTTTTTGCTCCCTATGTGTTATTATAATGATGCGTAGGGAGCATTTTTTTTGAGGTCAATATGACAAAAGAAGAATGGGTGAGACATATTATGGGGCAGGGTGGTGCATTGGGCATTGCTTGTGCTGCTTTGTGGTATATCTCTCAACTATATGTAGATCAGATTGGAGCAATGATGCAGCGTTGTGATGATGATAGAGTAATGTATCAACAGCACATGGAGAAGCTATCCAACAAGCTAGACTTAATATCAAATGATGTGAAGGCAATAAAAGATGGGCAAAATAAATAAGGATGCTATGTCTTGTAACTCTCCTAGACCATTGAGAAAGGGAGAACCTGGATATGGAGTAAAGAAGAAGGTTGTACTTGGATGTAAATCCGGCAGACAAAAGCTCATAAAATATGGTGCTGCAGGATACGAGCATAACTATTCTGACTCTGCTAAGAAGTCCTTTCGTGCTAGGCACAAGTGTTCATCGGCTAGTGATACCTTATCTGCTCGTCACTGGGCATGTAAAGATTTGTGGCCATCGAATAAAAAAACAACAAACCCTACTGCAAAAAAGAGAACGAGGAAGTAACATGTGTGATATGTCTAAACCAACTGGAGGTAATATGAAAGCCAAGAAGTCTTCTGATAAACGTTATGAAACAATCAAGCCCAAGAAAGGTGGAATGAAGAAACCATCTGCATCTTTTAAAGGCTACACCTATAAGGATTACTAATGAAAATAAAGATTGAACCTGCAAGCTGGGGAAAGATTTTTGCTCTTATTGCTAAGCTCGTTGCTTATGCAAAGGGCGGATTTACTCCTGAAGAGAAGCAGGAACTTGTGTCTGACTTGCTCGATGTATTGGGTATTCTTGCTGCTGATGTAGGCGAGGATCTCAATGGCCAGGGGTAAGCGTACCATAAACAAAATCGTTGTGCATCACAGTGCCTCTCCACCGTCTACTACTGTTGCTGAGATTGATCAGTGGCATAAAGCTCGAGGGTGGACAGGCATTGGGTATCACTACGTTGTGTTGGAGTCAGGTGAGATTGCCGATGGTCGCAATGTGAATAAGCGTGGTGCTCATACATTGAATCATAACTCTGACAGTATCGGTATCTGTGTCACAGGGAACTTTGAAAACTATCATTGCCCCAAGCATAGGTTCGATGCGTTGATAAACTTTATCAATGAGTTACTGGCAAAGTATGATTTGTCGTGGAGTAACGTACACTATCACAAAGAGTTTGCTGATACTGATTGTTGTGGGAAGTTCCTTATACAACAACTTGTTGCTGTGCGTCGTGGGAATATATGTTGAGAAAGTTTTTGGACCGACACTTAAAACATGGCGAGCTAAAAGCAGTGGCACATAAGGCAGGGTTCCATGCAAACTCTGTTTATGCCTGGCATAAGGGTCGCAATAAGCCTAATGTCCTATCTACGATATGGTTCTTCCGAGCATTGTCGCAGCATACAGGCAAGTCGTATGAGTTGTTGTGGCTTGAATACTTATACACTATTGAAGGAAAAGAAGATGCCCATACAAAAGTACAAGAGTGGTTACAAGGTGAAAGGAACAAAGACAAAGAAGCCTTTAACAAAGACAAAAGCTAAAGCACAACAAAGTGCTATATACGCAAACAAGAGCAAAAAAAAATAGCGAACTTGTTTTTTAATGTTTGCTTGACTCTCCAGCATCCCAAGAATTTTCATAGTCACGCTCCCAATCATTAGGGAGCGTGACATCGTGAATCCAAATGGCCGCCTTACTCATACCCAAAAGAGCAAAAATCTCCATTAGTGGGTGTGCTATTATATTGTGGATTGTAAATTTAAATCGTTTCATATTGTTTCTTATTCGATTGTAGGTAAAAAAGGTGCATGTTTATGCACTTTGGGTGTCTTCTTTCTGCGTAGTCGTGCGTGTATTTCATCGTAATACTTGTCGTTGATATCCTCGAGGTCAGGTGTCTGTTTCATCTTGCCAATGTATCCAAACACATCGGATTCTTTCAAGAACTTGACTCCTTCTGCCTTGACGGTAGCTGGCTTTCGACACATGTATCGTGCCTTGACCGCAGCTGTGAACATATCTCCGTTGTACCAATAGTGTGTGTTCGTAGGAAGATCCACATACACAATGTAGTTGGGAACGTATACAAGATATTCTGCGTATCCTTGGGATGCTGTCTGCATAATCTCTGCAAAGAACGTTGGCCATTTGTCTCCACAGTTTGCGGACTTGACTTCGATGCTGCGTATATCGTTGCCAATCTCTACAAGTATATCGAAGGGAGTATCTGGATGTGTGGGGAGGTACGCATTCAGCTCACCGAAGTGAAGCCATTGCAAAAAAAAATCGCTGTGGTGAATAGCATCATTGATACTATCCATCACAGCGAATTCGGCTTGGATGCCTTGGAGAAGAAGAGAAGAGAAGTTATTCATTAGGGGCGAGATACCATCCTGACTTGTTCACACCGTTACGTCTACATCTATTGCCATTGTTTTGCAGTTCGCATCCCAATCGCAAGAGAAGAGAAGGGTAATAGTTCTCATAGTTGGATGGCTTTATTGTGGAGGATGCATAAACTGTATCCAATAACTCTTGGATTGTAAAGAACTTTCCTGCATTGTCTTCTACATAGTTGGCTACCATTGTCTCATGGATACCAATAACTGACTTGTTACGATTCTCTGCGGAGGATAGCTGCTGTTCGTCAGCTGTCAACCACCATTGCTCTCCTGCTTTGAAGCGATGCACAGCCTCTGCCCATATCTGATCGCGATGGACAGACAAGACTTTGGGTGAGTAACCCATGTGGTTTTCAGTACTCTTGCATTCCACGAACCAGTATCTACGAGAACCTGTTTTATCTTTAAAGATACCGACATCATCATCGTTTGTACTACCCACGAAGATACTAGTTCGTGGTACTTTTACTTCGTGTGCAGTGTACGCTCTCCTGAATGTATCATGTGGTTCGTCTAAGAAGTTCTTGACGATGTTTGCATCTTTCCTCGCTAGGTTGGCTAGCTCGGCCATTTCATGGATCCATGCAGTGCGTAAGATGGATCGACCATCCTTCTCTCCGATGTTTATCTGACTGCTGTTGTACCATGAGTACTTTGTGACTGGGCATTCTCCTGAGAGGATACGGAAGAAGGTTCCCTTGCCATGCCCCTGTCCAGCTTTGAGCGTTAGCATCGTATCAACCTTGCATCCAGCTTGTAGGACACGTGCCACAGCAGAGATAGCCCACTTGCGACCATAGACTCTATTCAGTGCATTGTCTTCTGCCTTTAGGTAGTCAATGAGAAGAGTATCCAATCTCTCCTCACCATCCCATACAAGTTCTTCTAGGTATTCTACCAATGTGTTGCGTGTGTTACGTGTACATGCCAAAAGAATAGCATGGCGAACATCCTTCAAGTCTATCTTGCGACCACAAAAATACTTCTTCCTCATATCACTGAGTATCTGTAGCTCTACTGCATCGGTGATAGGTTCTGCTTTGGTGAAACATCGCTGCCTGATCTCGCAATACCACAGGTCTAGTTGCATTGATTCCAGTACGATACTCATATTGTCTAGCACAGGAAGGTATTCCCATTCCGAGTTACGGTCTAGGTATCGCAGCTCCAATCCGTTGTCTGTACCAATGCAATCCATGTGTGTCTTCATCTTGTTGACGCATGTTATACGATAGCGTGAGATACCAAATGGGTTGGTGCTTCGATGAATGAATGCACTACCCATTGTGCCTGAACCTGGAGCATAGCATTGATACTTCCCATCACGTTTGGGAAGGTTGAACCATTGCTCAATGTACCAATCGAAGGTGCGTGTCTGTCCATCGTGGCCTGTGATGGGATAGGATGGTGGGCATGTGATTATTTTGTATCTATCTGAATCATTATTAGTAGTAACAACAGCACCATCACTATGAGTAGGTGCATTTGTTGTGGGCTTGGGTAGCTGTGGAGTATTTGAAACAATGGACATAATGGAGTTGATGTCAATCATGCCCCCATCCCCACTACGCTGCCACGAATGTATCTCTCTGTCGATACGTGTGCATGGGAAGAACCAAAGACGTGATGGATCTTTGGTCTGTCCATCATTCTCAGGGAAGTAGGTACACATGTATCGCCACATCTTTGTGTATTGATCAGGTGTAACAGGTTTTGATATGGGTATAATAACTCGGAATGCATTATTGCCTGCGGTGTTGGAGTATGAGGAATATGCATTATAGCATAACCCACTATCCATCAACCGTTGAAACACAGACTCTGTTTGTTCATCGGATAGCTTGTCCATGTCCATCACAAATGCGTGGACATGTTCAATACTTTTGATGTTTCGATTACCGTATCGTGTACTCCATGTGACTGGACAATAAAGAGGTGCATCGAACTTGCCTAGCTCTGTCACCTTGCCTTTGCTATCGGTCGTTGTTTCCATATTGGAGGTGATCAGGAACGTAAGTTGGCCAGCTTGTAGTGTGTCTTCTACTGCGTTGGCTAGTGCATTCGTGATGTGCCATCCCTTCTTGGGTTCAGGATGGCGTGTAACTTTTATTCTCACATCAATACTTTTGATGTTGTCGTTAGTTACGTACTGTGATATGTTGTCTTTGCTGATAATCATTGTTGTTTCCTGTGATTGTTATGTGTGTTGTTTGGGAGAGGATGTGGTGTTCTCTCCCATTTTATTTTCAAGTGATGTAATGCGTTCGTCAAGTTGTGACAAGTCGTATCCTGCATCTACTACATGTAGACACATGAGATTTTCTGCGATGAATAGACCAAGTGCATGTCGCATGGCCATCACCATCGTGATTCCCTTTGCTTTTGCAATCGTATTGAAGGTTTGGTAGGTCTTCGCATCCATCTTCATTGGGTATGTTTTTCTATCATCTTTCATAGAATACTCCTGCGTATTTTGTGTGTTTGTTTTTGTAGTATCGTTTGCGTAGAGACAATCGTAGGTCACGAATACTCTGCTCTAGCTCGAGAAGGTATCGCTTGTTGTACTCTACTTTGTTGCCATTTACTATCTGATCACGTACATAGTCGGATACACCGACAAGATGTTCGATAAGATTCTGAATGGCTTTTGGTGTGGGTTGTTGTGGCATCATTACTCCGATGTGATGTTATTGTCGTTGATGTACTCTCGGACTAGCTTCTTGTGGTAGCAATCTCGGTTGTACTCATGAGCTGGACACAGGCATATAACTCCCCATCCTTGTTGGGTACGTTTGTATGCTCGTGTTGTCGGTGGGTTATCTCCTGACCACAAGATTGCGATTATCACAATCTTGTGGTCGTTGATCTGCTCATGTGTTTTGACATGAGAGAGGATATGTCGTTGTTCTTTTGACATGTTTATTCTCCTATGGTGTGGTGTTGTCGTATAGTAGAGTATACGTAAAATGGGTGGGATGCGTACACATCCCGTAGAGTTTATCGTGTCAGCTGATTGACATGTCGGTATAGATTGGGCATACAATCTCTGCACAATAGTGTAGTGAGGTGAGGGAATCGGTGCAATAGTTCTCTTGCATATTCCCATGTGCTCATGTCGTTGATACTATCTTCGAGCATGAGTAACATGCGAAGATCGTATTCGTCTTCTGTGGTGTGGTGTTGCATTGTGTTTCCTTTGTGGTGTGGTGTTGGGTTATCCCCATTGGTCGGCCATCGCTTGTGCAATGCCCATGAATGTTTTGCTGCGTACTGACTTGTTACGATTCTCTTGTGTCCATGAGCCTTGTGGCTCCACGACATTTGTTGGCTGCAGTTGTGGCAATCCTCGTGTCCATAGTAGTGTTCTCTTTGTATATGGATGGCCATACTCGTAAGGTTGAATCACTTGTGATGCGTTGGGAAGATGGAAGCATTTGAGAGGTGTTGGGTTCTCAATGCACACCTTTGGTATCGGTGCTGTCCATAGTCTATCCCAAAAGACTCGTGCCTCAAATCCCTTGCGTAGTCGCTCCGGATCAGATACTCCTGGCTTATTATATAGTCGTACTGCACCAGCTCTGGATAGGTAGGTACATGGTGGGAATGCAATCAGCATGTCCCAATCCTCTCGTAACATTACCTTTATTGCATCGCCTTCGATATGCCATTCAGGGGTGTCGCCTGATGTAGGGAGTACATCACAGCTGTATGCAATGTGCCCCTTGTCTCGGAATGCTTTGCATACTCGTTGTGACTCTTCGCAAGCTACTAGTATTTTCATGATTTTCATGGTGTCTCCTTATTGGTGTGGTGTTGTTGGTAAAATATAGACTCAAAATGTTAGTCAGTTTTGTATCGTGACTAGGATAGTGTCTTATTCTATCGTGATGTACGATAGGTAATCCTTAAGTAGAGGATACATGTCGTGTACACTTCTCTGTATTGTTATACCTTCGTTGTCTTTCGATATGATGGTATCGAACTCTAGTGTTGTCGTGATGATACCATGTACTGTTTTCCATGCACAGCTTTTCAATCCTATAGGTCTAAACATTCTTGCAATGTTATCGAATCCTGCTTCCGTACCTACATGGTGTAGGTTGTGCCAAATGATATGCTCCATTTGGCCGTGAAGAGTAGAAGAAGGTATAGGTCTGTCGTAACTATCGTGTATTTTCATTTGTTATCTCCGTGGTGTGGTGTTGTCGTATAGTAAAGTATACGCAAAATGTACCGACTAGATATATAGTCTAGTCGGTGTGTGTATATGTTATGCTCGAGCCTTACGTGCTGCATATATGGTGTTTGTTGCACCATGTAGATGTTCGTTGATGTGCTTCTTACCTTTGCCATTACACGCCATGCATGTAATACATTGATAAGGCAATCCATCTTTGTCTGTCTTGTCGGAAGATGCTAGGCACCGAATACCAACGTCTGGCTCAACATCATCATAGACTAGGAAGGTATTCCATCCTTTGTCTATCGCTTGTTGTCGTTCTGCATTGGAATCGACACTTGCCATACAGATATCTCTGTATTGTTGGCCATGTTCTGATCTCCATTGATGGGTGTACGCAGTGTAGCTATGAGCATATCGGAGTAACTCTTGCCATACCCATACAGGTACAGCAGCAGGATCTCCTGCCGATCCGACACGAACCTCTAAACCTTTTACAAGTTCTTGTGATAAAGCCATGTCGATAGGTGTCTGCGAACGTGTAGCATTCCAATGTGATGTTAGATTTTGCCATTGGACATAACAACCATTACCGCCATTGTATTTACAGTCACCACACACAGAGGCAGAGCCTTGTCTGTAGTTGTCTGATGGCTTATCGTGTATAGGTAGGATGGCCACTTGTACCATCGCTCCTGTTTTTGCATTGTCCGAATCCTTTGCGAATCCTGACAACGTGACCATGATAGGCGTTTCATTGTCGAGCAACGAGATACCTTTCCAGACTACTACGCTTGAGTCTTTCATCTTGTATGCTTTTGCAATGGCCTTGTTTAGACCTTTGTTCACATACTGTCTGAGGACACGAGCACCGTTGGTAAGTTTGCGGCTAGCTATCATTTCTATTGTATCTTTCATGTTATTTCCTGTGGTGTGGTGTTGTTGTGGTCGTAAAGTAAAGTAGAATAGACCAAAAATGTAGTCAGTTTTGTATCGTGACTAGGATGTTATACTTAGAGTATGATGTATGTTTTTTCATGAATCAGATATGGATGATTCTTCTCTACGATAGAGAATGAATATTTACCAGATAAAAACATATATTCTTTGCGTTCGTAGGTGGTGCAATGAACTCGTACAATGTCGTTGTATCGGATAGAAGAGGAGTCGTTGTTTAGCATCATGTCATTACAATATAAGACTAAGTCTTCTATTGTAATGTCGTTGTGTTCGGATAGTTCGCACCACCCAAATAGATGTGCTATTAGATTATTCCTGTGTCCTGTTCCAAAAATCATTCGTTCTCTTGTAATCATGTTGTTTCCTTTGGTGTGGTGTTGTTGTGGTCGTAAAGTAAAAGCATAATAGACCAAAAATGTAGTCAGTTTTGTATCGTGACTAGGATGTCAGATTAAATAAGATTTAATAGTGTATGCAGAATACTATCATCATCTATGTACCCTTCTTCTTCTCTTCTGTTAGGTGAAGATCCGATATAGTCAATCAGGTATTTACCTGATGGATATAGGTAGAGAACATATAGACTTGTAGTTATCTCTACATGTATCCAGTCAAAGAACTTCCAGATAGTAGCGTTCTCATTTGATATATCGTATGATTCTTCACTTTTGATATAAGCAAGAAGTGATTCTTTTCCGTTCTCTTTTATCGCTGAACGTGTTAGACGTTCGAATGTATGAATAGTAGGTATCATGTTGTCTCCTTTGTGGTGGTGTTGTAAAATATAAACTTAAAATGTAGCCCATCAGCTGATAGGCTACAAAAGAACAACACACACACACCTTGCACTTGTACCTATCTGTATGCACTTATGCATACATGTTTTGTCATCGCTTATTATGGCTTGATACTGTGCTGTATGTGTTATTGGGTATGTTAAAGAACATGGCCATAGATATGTAAGGATATTAAACACTGCATATATACAAGTATATGGTAAGTGTACCTTACTCTAAGGGATACTTTTACAGAGATACATATCTCTGTATTGCGTATCAGCATGAAAAGAACTTAGAGAAGGAAAGGATTAGAATCATTTTCAATCTCTATGCTTATAGTATAACACGATATTTTCATGTGCAAGTATTTTTTTTTATTTTTTTTTGTATCCGTGTTCTGTGTGTGTTCTTAGATGTTCTTCAGGAGCTCAAAAAAACTTGAACACCTGTGAACACCTGTGAACACCTGTGAACACCTTAGGAACACTTGAACATATAAGAGAGAACTACCCTACATAAAGATTCTTTATACCGTAGAGTATAGATATATATAGAGTGTTCACTCCTGAACACTAAAAGACTTTTTTGAAAAACTTGCACACTTTAGGGTACTGTGCAAGTTTCCTTATATTGTTCTTCAGGAGCATTGAACACTTGAACACTTGAACAGCTGAGACAAAACACTTGAACACTTGATCAGGTATCTAATATTTTGAAGGCAGACATCTAAATATTTCATGGGCTATTTACTTGACAACAACAAGGGACACAAAACGACCAGATTATTTTGAACGCTGTTTGTATCGAACACTGTTAACCTGCAGCGCAGCTGCCTATAACACAGGTAAGAGAATCTAACGCTGTTCAGTGGTGAACGTTTGTTCAGTAGTGAACGCTGTTCAGTAGTGTAGCGCATACTGAACAAGTGTTCATGTCGTTGACAATCTGTCAGTAGAGCGTTGACAATCTGTCATGCCGTTTGACATTTTGTCACGTGCAAGAAGTGTGCCATTGACAATCTGTCACAGCTTGACATTCTGTCACTAGTGAACACTGTTCAGCACCGAACACTGTTCAGCGCCCCCCACCCACCCCCAATC